GTTGATGTGACCCATCATGCCGTTGATCTAGGCCAGCTCATGCTCGACGCGCACGCCACACTTCGCACGCTGCGCGATGTGACGCCGCAAGTACCTTTAACCAGCCCGACGCCTCACCCGCCTGAGTTGGAGCAACACCCCGCCTCGCTCAATGTTTCACGTGAAACGCCCCCAATTGAGAATGCATAGAAGCCCTACAAAATTGAAGCCTATTAAGCCAGGCGGGGGGGTAGGGCGGGGGTACCCCCTGGATAGCCAACGCCCATGCACCCATAGGTCCTCATCCCAGCCCTACGCGTCATTTTTTTTGAAAAAATTTTTTTAGTATCCTGTAACCCGCCCCCCGTCTCACTTTTGAAGTAAAATCGTATGGCTAAACAGCAACCACATCCTAATGAAGATCAACTGATCGCACAGGTCATGGCGTTCCGAGATGATCCCCTGGGGTTTGTGCTGTTCTGTTTCCCGTGGGGAAAGATTAATACACCCCTGGAACATCATCAGGGGCCACGGCAGTGGCAGCGTGACGCACTGTTGCAGCTCCAGGCGCACATTCATAACAACCATCGGAAGTTTGATCAGGGCGATACACCAGAGTTGATGCGTCTTGCGCGGGCCAGCGGGCGCGGTATTGGCAAGTCGGCGTTTCTTGCATGGGTGGCGTTGTGGTTGTTCTGCACCCTGCCGAGTTCCACAGTCATCGTCAGCGCCAACACGGAGCAGCAGCTACGGTCGACCACGTTTCCTGAGATCAGAAAGTGGGCGACCATGAGCCACATGTCGCGTTGGTTCGAGCATCAGGTTGAAGCGCTGCACCCAGCCGACTGGTTGGTCGAGGCGCTCAAGAAAACGACGCAGTATGATGACGCGTATTGGTACATCAAGGCCAAGCTGTGGAGTGATGAGAATCCAGACGCGTATGCCGGCCCGCATAGCCAAATGGGCATGGCGGTGCTGTTTGACGAGGCCAGCGGCATCCCTCCTAACATTTGGCCTGTCGCGCACGGTTATTTTACAGACAAGACCATATACCGGGTATGGGTGGCGATTAGTAATCCGCGTAATCCGAGTGGCGCGTTCTTTGAATGCTTCCACCGCAACCGCGAGGAATGGAATAACGCCAAGATCGACGGGCGCACGGTTGTTGAGAATGACCCCGGCGTGTACGACGCGATTATACGGGAGTATGGCGTCGACAGCGATGAAGCGCGCGTGGAGGTGTATGGGCAATTCCCGAGACAGGGTGACGAGAACTTCATCGCACGAGATGATGTTGATGCGGCCATCGCGCGCGAGCTGCCGGCCGAGGACTTAGGGGCGCCGTTCATCATGGGCGTCGACCCGGCGCGTATGGGTAATGATAAGGCGGTCATACGCTTCAGGCATGGGGTGGACGCGCGCAGCATCCCACCGCTGGTGTTTCCCAAGTGTAAGACCAGGGAGATGGCCGAGCATGTGGCGACCGCCATTGAGAAGTATAAGCCAGATCATGTGTTCATTGAGAGTGATGGCGTCGGTGGGCCGGTGATCGAGTTGTTGCAGGAGGGCGGCTATCGGGTGACACCGGTGTTCGTGTCCGAGTCGGCGCAAGACTCGAAGAAGTGGTATCTGCACAGGACAGAAGTGTGGGGGCGCATGGCTGAGTGGATCGACTCGGCGTGCCTGCCAGACGAGGACAACTTGACGGATGACCTGTGCACCATGCGCTATCGCATGAACCTGAAAGGGCAGAAGGCGCTATGGACAAAGAAGGAGATGTTGAAGGAAGGTTTCGGCTCACCTGACTATGCGGACGCGCTGGCGATGACTTTCAGTCGGCCGGTCAGCAGATTGGATTCCAAGACCTCCAAGAAGTTTAAACGCGGCAGGGTTGCAGATGATGTAGATTGTGTTATATTCACGTAATATCCTTGCAAGGAGATTGAATTATGGGTGGAATATTTGGGGGATCAGCTCCTCCGCCGCCACCGCCCCCGCCACCGCCCCCGACGAAGTCTGACGCTGATGTGCAGGCCGCAGCCCTAGAGGCGCGTAAGCGCCGTGCGGCTGCGCTTGGACGCAACGACACCATCAAGACGAGTGGGCAGGGTGTGTTGGACGAAACGGATACACCGACAAAACAACTATTGGGGTCGTAATGCCACTACCCAAACGCACTATAATTAAAGGCCAGAAACACGAACTGGCCTATATTAACAAAGACGAAAAGGCGCTTCTGCGCTCGCGAGGAGGCGGCGTTACCAAGGGCGGCGGTCAACTCAAACATAAGGGTATTAATGCGTATAGGCCTGGTAGTCCTGGCGCAACTAGCGGTCAAGGAAGTGCGGCGGGAACCAGCGGCGGCGCTGACGGTGCTGGCGGCGGGCCGGGCGCTGGCTCTGGTCCCGGCTCGGGCGCAGCCGGTCAAGGCGCGAGTATCAACCCTTTTCTACTTAAAAAAGTTATCGTAGCCGCACCGCCGTTAGCGAGCGCGGCTACAATCTCAGACCCCACAACGAGTGAAGACGTTCAGGCGGGACTCCGTAGAGACGCGGCCGCTGACCGCAACCCTGTGACGACCACAGACCCTGGTCCGGGTCCGGCTCCAGCCGCAAAACAAATTTCGGGGCCGGCGGCAGCCGCAAAACAATTCACGGGTAGTCTTGGCGACACACAAAGCGCAACCTTGAAGCTGTTAGGTTCCCCTTGATGGGTGGTTTTGAAAAGACTTTAGACCCGGCCGGCTGATGAGTGAAATAGCAAAAGATATCATCAAAACCCACGACAAGTGGAAGGGTGATCGCGGAACATGGGAGTCCCACTGGTCTGAGATAGACGAGCGGGTGCTGCCGCGCTATGCCATGACCATGCAGAGTTCCTCCTCTGGTTTGACCAAGGGGCAGAAGCGCACCGATAAAATGATTGACAGCACGGCCAGCATCGCGCTGGAGCGGTTTTCCGCTGCGATGGAAGCCATGCTGACGCCGCGCAACCAGCGCTGGCACCGCGTGACAGCTTCCGATGAGGCGCTCGCTGCCGACCATGATGTCAAGGTATGGTTTGAGAACGTCACGAACATGTTATTCAAGCAGCGGTATAAGCCGTCTGCGAACTTCGCCAGTCAGCAGCATGAGGTCTACATGGGTCTCGGTGCCTACGGCACGAGCATCCTACACACCGACGCGCATGACGAGGGTGGGTTCCGCTACCGCGCCACTGATCTACGTGAGATACTCATTGGTTTAAATCACCAAGGTATCCTGGACTCCAGCTCCCGTAAGTTCAACATCTCTGCGCGCCTGATGCAGCAGAAGGTAGACGCTGGACGGTGGAGTACAATTCCCGATGCGGTTAAGTCTGCGCTAAAGACAGAACCTTCAAAAGAGTTTGAGGTTATCCATTGCGTTAAACCCCGTGTCGAGGTTGATAAGAAGCGTCTTGACTATAGGGGTATGAAGTACGCGTCATACTATGTCGCAGTGGAAGGTCAGACAATATTAGGTGAGGGTGGTTTCAACACCTTCCCTTACCAGGCATCACGCTACGTTACTGGGCCGTCTGAGGTCTATGGCCGCTCTCCCGCCATGATGGCGTTGCCGGCGATCAAGGTTCTCAACGAGCAGAAGAAGACCATGTTGACGCAGGGTCACCGCGCCGTGGCGCCGGTGTTGCTAGCGAATGACGATGGTGTAGTCGACGGGTTCAGTATGAAGCCGGGTCATATCAATCCTGGTGGGGTATCGCCCGAAGGGCGCCCGCTGGTGCACGCACTGCCGGTCGGCAATTTAGCTGCGGGCCAAGAGCTGATGGACATGGAGCGGTCCACAATAAACGATATTTTCCTTGTGACGCTGTTCCAAATCCTGGTGGATACGCCGGCCATGACGGCTACAGAGGTGTTAGAGCGCGCCCGAGAAAAGGGAGCCTTGTTAAGCCCCACAATGGGCCGGCAGCAATCTGAAGGCCAAGGCCCAATGATTGAGCGTGAGATCGATCTGTTGCAGCAACAGAACCTGTTGCCGCCCATGCCCGAGGCGCTGATCGAGGCCGAGGGTGAGTTTGAGATTATCTATGACAGCCCTCTGAATCGCGCCCAGCGCGCCGAAGAGGCTGCTGGTTGGATGCGCACGCTGGAAGCAGCGGTGGCCTATGCCAACACGACACAAGACCTGTCGGTGCTGGATCACTTTAACACCGACGTGATCTACCCGGCGTTAGCTGAGATCAACGCCATGCCGCCATCCTGGATGGCCTCACCTGAGACGGTCGAGCAGAAGCGCGCACAGCGACAGGAAGCCGCTGATACGCAACAGATGGTTGAGGCCGCGCCTGCCGCTGCTGGCGTGATGAAAGCGCTGGGTAGTGCGGGCTAAAATTAAAGACTACCTTATCTCCCGCAAGCAGTCGTATGCCAAGACGTTCAAAGGCGTCTATGGTGAGCGTGTGCTGGATGATCTAGCGAAGTTCTGTCGTGCAAATAACAGCACAATCCTTTCTGATCCACGTATGGAGATGGTGCTGCAAGGTCGGCGTGAGGTGTGGCTGCGTATTGCGGCGCACCTGAACATGACCGACAAAGAAGCATGGAAACACTTTAACCCCAATAACGGAGACTTAGATGGCTGATGCCCCCGCCCCTGCACCCGCACCTGCTGCGGCCCCTGAACCGGCTGCTGCCCCCCTTGAACCTGCTGCCGCGCCTGTGGAGAATCATTGGATGGACTCATTGGAAGTGGGTGAGACCCGTGACTGGGCCGAGGCCAAGTCAATGCGCAGTGGGAGCTTTGAAGATGTCGTCAAGAGTTATCACAACCTGGAGAAAGTCGTTGGCGCCGATAAGGCTGGCCGCACGGTTACACTATTGGGGGACGATGCCACACCTGAACAGGCCGGAGACTTCTATACAAAACTCGGTCGGCCGGAAGACGCCGCTGGATATAACCTCGCTGCACCAGAAGGAGAAAACGGCGCATTCGCGCAATGGGCTGGTGATACCTTCTTTGAGGCTGGATTAACCAACAAACAGACCAACTACCTTGCCGAGAAATGGGGGGAGTTTGTCGGCTCTACCGCTCAGACTACTGCTGATTCAAACGCGCTGAACGCCACGAACGAGACTGCCGCGTTGCAGAAAGAGTGGGGCGCCGCGTTCGATGATAAGACGAAGGGTGTGGACAACACCGCCGTGGCGCTGGGTATGACCACGGAACAACTAGCCGGTCTGAAGGCCAGTATGGGGCCAGCCGGCGCTATGAAGTTTATTGATAGTCTTGGCGCCAAGATGGGCGAGGATGGTCATATTGAAGGTGACGGCGGCAGTTCTGGTGGGCCACTGACCCCGTCGTCAGCAGCCCTTGCGCTGAGTGAACTGACCGGTAATAAAGAATTTATGGACGCGTGGGTGGATAGAATGCACCCCGGCCATAAAGCAGCAGTTGAAAAGAAAGCCGCCCTCAGTCGTCTCGCGTCGGGCATCGCCGGGTAATACTAATAGGAGTTAAATCCATGTCATACGGAACGAAGAAGAAGCCCAGGAAACCACGTCCGCCAATGAAATGAGCGAATTTGGTTGTTGTATTTAAGCAACTGATGTAATATTGTCACATATTGAATGAGCGCATCGTCATGTTGGCGGTGTCGAAACGGTTCCGCCGGTAACCCGCAAGGGCCGGCTATGACGCAGCCTTAGTAGTTGGCCCCGGCTTCCGGGCAAGCCTGTAGCTTTTGTTTTAACCGACAGAAGAGGGGGCTATCCTCATGTCAAATGAAATCTTAGATTGGTCAGTAATTGACTACAAATCTACAGTCGAGTTGCTTCTTCAGCAGCAAGGCTCGCGGTTTCGCGGAATGGTCGTGGAAGATTCCTATCATGGCAAATCCGGTGCTGCCGTAAATCAAATTGGTGCCGTGACTGCGCAGAAGCGTACCACTCGCCATGCCGATACGCCACTTATTGAGACTCCCCATGATCGCCGTTGGGTTTTCCCATCCGATTATGAATGGGCCGATCTCATCGATGACGCTGATAAACTCCGTACCATTGCCGACCCGACCTCGCCATATGCTGTTAATGGCGCAATGTCGCTCGGCCGTGCGATGGATGATCTTATCATCACCGCAGCTACGGCATCCTCACTTACCGGTGAAGATGGCACTACTACTACGGCCTTTCCGGCAGGCCAAACGGCCGGCACTACTGCCGGTGGTCTGACGGTAGCTAAACTTCGTGAGGCGATGCAGTTGTTCATCGCAGCCGAGGTGAATGTGGATGTCGAGCCTATGTTCTGCGCCATTGGTGCACAACAGCATGATGATCTGCTCGGTCAAACCCAGGCGATCAGCTTGGATTTCACCACTAAACCGGTGCTGGTCGATGGCCGCATCAAATCCTTTATGGGCTTCAACTTTGTCGACAGCCAACGTCTGGCGCTTTCTGGTACAGATCGCACGGTCGTGTGTTGGGCGAAATCTGGTCTACATCTTGGTATCTGGGATGATATCGACGTGCAGATCGATAAGCGCCCTGACAAATCCAATTCAACGCAGGTTTACGTAAAAGGCACGTTTGGTGCCACCCGCCTTGAAGAGGAAAAAGTCGTCGCCATAACCTGCTCAGAAGCATAGGAGGGTATAGATAATGGCTACTACTTATAGCGCTCAAAAGACGAAGTGGGACCAAAACAGTCCCACGACCATGATCAAGCCTAGCGAGCAGGCTGGTCGAATCCGTATTGCCTACGCTTCAGCAGAAGCGGCGTCTCTGGCAGTCGGTCCGATTGAAATGTTCAATCTTCCGAATGGCGCACGGATATTGTCGGGTGAGGTCGTACATGATGCTCTCGGCAGTTCAACTACGGTTTCAGTGGGCCACGCGGCTTATGTGAACTCCGCAGGTACGGTCGTAGCTTTAGACGTTGATGAATATAAAGCTGCTGCTGCCTCTACCGCAATCGCCACCGTGGGTATTGCGGCTACTTCGGCGCTTGGTCGTAACTCGGTCGTGGATGCAAACGATGTTGGCATCCCGATCACCGTAGTTACTGCTGGTGCTGCTGCTACAGGCACGATAGAATTGACGATGATGTACGTCGTTGACTAACACTACGGGGGAGGGCTATAGCGCCCTCCCCCACTTCTATCCTGCGGTACCAACCTGGGAGTTAACCTATGGCCGACGCCGTTAGTTTATGTAATCTTGCGCTACAAGGTTTAGGCTCCAACTCAATTACAAGCCTCACCCAGAACTCCACTGCGGCGAAGGCTTGTAATCGCGTCTATGAACATGCACGGGATACTGAGCTGCGTTCACACCAATGGGGCTTTGCGCGCGCGCAAGTCCAGATTGCGGCTGATTCTACAAACCCAACTTTCGGTGCGGCCAAGCGTTATCTGAAACCTTCAGACTGCTTGCGTATTTTACCGACCGAGGGCCAGGATGGATCATCTATGCAAGATGACTTCCAAACCTTTGGCCGATACATCCACACAGATCACGCCTCCCCAATTAACCTGATCTACGTGCAGCGCGTTACCGATGTTGAGCAGATGGATCAATGCTTTAAAGACTTGCTGGTAAAACGTATTGCCAACGATGTCTGCGAGAAAGTCACACAATCTAATAAGAAACGTGAATTAGCGCGCGCCGAGTATATAGCTGCGCGGAATATGGCACGTAAGACCAACAGTTTTGAGAAACCTCCGACAGAGCCGCCCGAGGATGAGTGGGTAACGGCGAGGAACTGAGATGCCCCGCGCTGACCCTATTCAAAATAATTTTAACGGAGGTGAAATATCGCCTCTGTTGTACGGCCGTCCTGATGTAGACCGCTACAAGACGGGCCTGCAAACCTGTTTAAACATGGTCCCGCTAGTACAGGGGCCAATTGAGCGTCGACCTGGCACGAAACATATTATTGGTGTCAAGACAAATAGCCTGTCCACCCTGATCAAGGAGTTCGTGTTCTCGTCCTCGCAGGCTTATATTATTGAGTTTGGTAACCTGTATGCCCGCTTCATCAAAGACCGGGCGCAGATTGACACCGGCTCACCGATTGAATTGACGACTACATATCTGACTGCTGATCTGTTTAATCTCCGCTTCGCGCAAAGCGCCGACCTGTTATACATCACACATAAATCCTACCCGCCGCGCAAGATGAGCCGCACCTCCGACACGGCGTGGTCGATTACGAATGTGACGTTCATAGATGGGCCATATCTGGTCACTAACAGCACAACGACTACGTTGGGTTTGTCTGGTACTACCGGTTCTGTGACGGTTACAGCGTCGGCGGTAACCGGTATTAATGGCGGCACTGGTTTTCAGGCTTCAGACATCGGGCGGCTGATCCGTTGGAAGGACGCAGCCGGTAACTGGACATATCTCACTATTACGGCACGCGCCAACACGACCAGCGTGACCGCCGCAATCGACGGCCCCGACGCATCAGCTACGACGGCGACAATACACTGGCGGTTGGGGTTGTACTCAGCGACCACTGGTTACCCTTCGGTGGTGGGGTTTCATCAGAACCGGCTAGGTTTTGCTGGCACAACTGACTTTCCACTACGCTACGACTTGTCTGTCAGCGGTGACTTCGAGAACATGGCGCCGACCGACACTGACGGGACTGTTTTGGACGATAGCGCTGTGACCGATTCCTTGTCGGGTGACACGGTCGATCCCATCCGATGGATGATGAGTGACGAGAAAGGGTTATTGCTGGGCACTTTCGAAGCTGAGTGGGTCTCACGACCCTCTGACACCAGCACGTTGTTGACACCCTCTAACGTCAAGAGCGCGCGCTCTACCGGCTACGGTAGCGGCGCTGTTGAACCGAAGCGAGCCGGCAAGGTAATATTGTTTGTTCAAAAGGCGTTACGGAAAATTCGAGAATTAGCCTTTATATTCGAGGATGATGGATTCAGAGCGCCTGATCTGACGCTGGTTGCGGAGCACATCTCCCGCACCGGCATCGTGCAGATGGCCTATCAACGAGAACCGCAGAGCGTGCTATGGTGCGTTCTGGGTGACGGTACGTTGATTGCTCTGACCTATGAGCGCGACCAAAAGGTCGTGGGGTGGAGCCGGCATGTTGTCGGGGGCGTCAGCGATGCCGGCACCACCCAAGCTAAAGTCGAGAGTGTTGCTGTCATCCCCAATCCCGCCGGTGACGCTGATGAGGTTTACCTCGTTGTGAACCGCTACATTAACGGCGGCACAGTGCGCTACATAGAGCACATCAAACCGTTTTGGGATGAAACCTACGATCCCGAAGACGCTTTCTACATAGACAGCGGGCTTTCACTCAACAACCCTGTCACTATCACCGGCATCACTGCGGCCGACCCTGCTGTCGTGACCGCTGCTTCACATTCTATTGCCGATGGCGCTGAGATACGCATGACCGACATCGTCGGTATGACAGAGGCCAACAAGGTGCCATATAGGATAGGGCAGAGTGCCACCAACACTTTTGAGCTGTTCAGTAATACAAAACAGGCCGTGCAGATATCCGGTGCAACAAGTGCAAACCCGGTTGTGATTACCGCCGTCGCGCATGGCTTGTCTAATACGGATGAGATTATGATCCGAAACGTCGTCGGCATGACCCAACTCAACGGTAAAGGCTTTACTGTAGCCAACAAGACCGCCAATACTTTTGAGTTATCTGGTATAAATGGCACAGGCTATTCGACATATACCTCTGCTGGTGACATCCATCATGCTATTGACACATCTGACACGGACAACTTTACCGCCTACGTCTCCGACGGTAAGGTGCGCGCGCGGGTGTCCACGCTGTCGGGGTTGTCGCATCTTGAAGGACAGAGTGTTTCCATCCTGACTGAAGGCGCCGTCCATCCTAATAAGACGGTGGCGTCGGGCGCCGTTACTTTAAACTACCCTACCTCCAAGGCGCATGTTGGTTTGGGTTTTACCTCTGATTTCCAAACACTACGCACTGAAGCTGGCTCGGCCACAGGTACGGCGCAGGGTAAGGTTAACAGGTTCCAGCAAGTCATCATGCGCTTTCACGAGACACTGGGCGGTTCCGTTGGCCCTGATGCGGATAATCTAGACGATATAGTGTTTCGGGCAGGCGGTGATTCTATGGATGCCGCAGTAGCGTTTTTTAGCGGGGACGTAGAGTTCGACTGGGACGGTGAGTACAGTAGCGACAACCATGTTTTCTACCGGCAGACCCAACCTCTGCCGGTTACCATTTCGGCAGTAATGCCTCACTTGCACACACAGGACGGGTAATGTTTCATATTCTACCCTTTCAAGCGGCGCACCTGGCTCAGATAAAACTGCAAAGCTCGCAGGCGTACCTCAACGATTGGGTGACGGTCGAGCAGGCCGCTTCGTTGGCGCAGCACCCCAGCTATACTGCTATGGACGATGACACCGTGCTGGGTGCTGGCGGTGCTATCCCGATGTGGGAGAACCGCGCTATGGTGTGGTCGTTCCTCTCGGACACTGGCCCCCGCAACTTCTTAAAAATACACCGCGCCGTGCAAAAATTCCTCTCAAGCCTGCCCGAGCGGCGCGTAGAGTTGACAGTTGACTGCCATGTGCCGGCAGCACACCGCTGGGCGCGAATGCTTGGTTTCAAGATGGAAGCGGAGCGGATGGAAGCCTACGCGCCTGACGGCCATGCCTGCGCGCTATATGCGAGGATTTCATGTCAGGTATAGAAGTAGCAGTATTAGGTGCGGTAATAAGCGCAGTAGGTGCTGTACAGCAGGGAAAAGCCGCGTCTGACGCGGCCAACTTCAACGCGCAGGTCGCCAACAACAACGCTATCGCGTCCCGCGCGTCAGCGGCTGAGTCCGCTAAGAGGCAAGGTCGTTTGGGTCGAAAGCACATGGCGACGGTACGGCTTAACGACCTGTCCGGTGATGTGATTGCAGATGAAGCCACGGAAGTGGAGTTATCGATACAAGACGTTCTGCACCAGGGCGAGTTGACGGCGTTGGGCTTCTCTACTTCAGCTTCCCTCTCTCGCGCGAAGGCTAAGAACGCGAAAACTGCCGGCTATATTGGTGCGGCCTCAACTCTCCTTGCTGGAACTTCTAATTCAGGAGTCTTTGATGCAAAAACACCTGCTCCGAAAGCTGTAGGATGAGTAAATTCACCTCATATGATGCACCCGTCCAGGTCGGTGGTCCCGTCAACATCCCTCAAGCGTCAGCGGCTGACTTCGGCGGTCAGATAGGCGCGGCTATACAGACCAGCGGCGCGCTGCTCAGTGACGCTGTGGCGAAGCACAAGGTACGACAAGACAAGCGTGACGTGGTCTCTGCGCACGCGCAACTGTCGGATTTCAAGTTAGAACGAAATCGCGACGCTGGTGAGGCTATGCGCAACGCAGGTACCGGCGCTCCTTACGTCTTTGATGAGCAGGTCGTGGCTTTCGACGAAGCCTTTGGCACGTTCACTGAAAATATGACCGATATTCAGAGGCAAGCTATCGCGGCCACCGCTGACACGTTCCGGTACAGCACTCTAAAAACCGTCAGTGACTTCCAGGCGGCAGAGATCGTCAAGGCTGATCTCGGCAACATGCGCGCTATCGCTCTCGGTATAGGTAGTGAGTTGCACGCGGGGCAACGTGACATGGTGTCGGCCGAGGCTGACTTCCGTCGAATACTCGACGTGTCTAATCTCAGTGATCCGGGTAAGGAAGCGCTCATGTTGGAGCAGTTGCCTATTTGGCGCGCCAACCTGGCGAATGGCTTGTTAGAAAACCCGCTGGAGGGTTCGCGCGCTCTCGCTGCCGGTGAGCTTGAGGGTGTTTTGACAGACGACGAGATGACGAAGTTCGAGGACGATCTCTTCAAAAGACTCAATGGTATGGAAACGGAAGCGCTCAATAAACAGCTATTCGAGTTTGCTGCGTATCATCCACAAGCGTTAGATGCTGTGGTGAGTGGTGAGATCACTACGCTCGAAGGCTTAGAAGGGTTGCGCTCCAAGATATCAGATGAACTGTACAAACACTTATTTCAGATAGTGCGGGACCGGGTTATTCCAGACCGAACCGAAGCAGAGATAGCGGATAGCGAGTCAAACATTCTCTCCGATTACAACGCGATGTCTATGAAACGCAAGAAAGGCAAAATGACAACCTCTGCCAGCTTGGAGGAGATACTACGCTTCCAGAATAATTTGGGTGGTCTTGTGGCTGAAGGTTACATCTCGTCCACCTCCGCTAAATACTACATGCGTCGGACTGAAGAGGCAGCGCAGATGCTAATGGATAAGGCCGGCGCAACGAGCGATGTTAAAAATAAATATGGGCGGATGTGGAATATCAGCGTGTTCGACCGTGGCGCCCAAGCGATTAACGAGAAGGCGGACGATGAGGGTTGGGACGCAGGTAAACGGTCACGCGTATTCCGTGAGTATATAGAACTGCACGAAGAGTTTGACAAGATACCCGACGCCGACCGGTCGGTCAAAGAAGCGGCCGGGAATAAACTGGTAGTCGCGGCGATAGATAACGCGCTGCGCACGCAGAACCCTGCCTTCAGTCACTTTGATGACATGCCCGATGGGATTATGACCGCCAGCGGTCAGATACTGATGGCGACCGGTAGTGGCGCTCAGAGATTGAAGCCAACCGTCAAAACCTTACCCTTCGAGCGAGTGCTACACAAGAAGGACGCCACTGGTAAGGATGTCTTCTGGTACAACATACTGGACGAGTTTAATCGCCCAATACCGGGTCAGCATGTTGAAGTGTTTAAAGCAATCGGCGTCAACGATGAAGTAGATGCGTTTGTCGATAAAGACGGTTACTATCTGGTGCAGCCTACCGGTAAAACCCCAGATGAATCTACACAATCAACACCAGAGAGCAATGCGTCCAGTCTTCAATCCACAGAGCCAGAGGCAGGGTCCGCCACGGTATCCCCCTTGGGAGACGACCCTGACCCCTTGTCGGTATCCGGTGGTAAGGGTGGCAACGTCATTCCTGAAGACGCGCTGCTGCCGGGTATGCCCTCTGGTACGAAGATGTATCAGGACTCTCACGGTAACTACTACTATCGCACACCTGCTGGTGGCGCGTCTGGCCTACCTCAAGAGGCCGCTGCTGCGATACTTCAGTCTATGGAACTGGACAAGCCGCCAACACTTTCACCACACGGAAGGTCGCTGACACCAGAGAGCAATGCGTCCAGTCTTCAATCCACAGAGCCAGTGGCGGGGTCCGTAACGGTTACAAATCTAGCTGACAACCCTGAACCTATCCAAGGGGAATACGGCATAAATCCGAAGAACGTCATACCTGACGATTTGCTTTTCCCAGGTTCACCCCCTGGCACGCAATTGTTCCAAGACGCCACAGGTAGTTACTACATCCGGGAACCAGGTAACCCACAGAGAATGGGTATGCATCAAGACCGTGCTCGTGAGGTAGAGAAGGGGATGAATCTGAACGGGCCACTGCCGCTAGACCCCAATGTATATGGCACGGATGATGCGGCGAAGCCTAGCGGCGCGGTGACGATGGTGTTGAGCAACCTTCTCGCGGATGAGGGCACAGGCTCCACCGATGGTATTCCTACTCTGGAGGGGGGTCTGACGAAGGCCCGCAAAGTTGAGGTTGCGAAGCAGGCCGGTGTTGATCCCAATACCATGAGCGATAAAAAGGCGCGTGAGCTAGTCGTCAACAACGACCATAAAAAACTTAGTACACATATGACAGGGTACGCGGGGCTGCCGGAATCGGTTCAAGCATCTATCCTTCAGTTAACCTACAACACAGGGGTGGCAGGGGTATTGGCTATGGATGGTATTCGTACCGCCGTGCGAGAAGGTAAACTCGCAGAAGCCCTCAAGCAGACTTTGGATACCGCCGTTGTGACGGTGGGTAAGACGAGGTACGCATCTAAAGGCCACGCGGCTCGGCGTATGCGCGCGTATAATCGCGCAGCCGCTGACGCGGGGGTGCCTAAGATTGCCCAAGTTGAGCAGCTACCTAACGGTAAGATTATATACTCCCGCGCTGACGGTAGTGTGGTGCTCTCCTTCAAACTACCTAAATGGCAGCAGAGTACTGCCGGCGTAGTCAAAGCGTAGCGTCTGATGGCTGACCCTACCTTCGACTTCACAGGCGGCACCCTCGTTAACCCACAACCGTTTGCGGGCGGCGGCGCGCCTGATCCAAGTGAGTTCCAATTCAATGGTGGTGTGCCTCTCGATCTGCCAAATGAGATGATCACCGATGCCGAGACGGGTGAGGTGCGTGAAATGCCTTCGGGTTCTGTGGCGCGCCTCGTGGCGTTGAGTGAAGGTGGCTTCAACCAAGCCACCGACCAGAACCATATGTCGTACTTATACTTCGACATATTGATGGGCAACGACACACCTGATAAACGCGCCAAACTTGCCGAGTTACAGGCGGGGTTCGGCCCAGAGTTCAAGCCTGATGGTATTTGGGAAGAGATGGCGCTTGCCACCTCGCGGCAGATACCCACTCTTATGGGTATGGCTCACACCGCGTGGTTGCGCGCCACGCAGGGTGCTGTGGCTGTTGGTATTGCAGGCTCCGCTATGTCTGGTATCGGTGCTATTCCCGGTATGTTTGCTGGCGCTGCCGGGGGCGCGCTGACTGGCCCTGTCGAGAACACCTTTATCCTTACGGCTGGTCAATCATATGGTCAGCTCGAAAAGCTAAAAGACACGAATGGCAAACTGATCGACCCGAGAGCCGCCCAGGTCGGTGCCATTATTGCAGGTGCTGGCGCGGCGGGACTAGAGCTGGTGCCTATCAGCTTGATAATGAAGTTGGTTCCTGGACTCAAGAAGGTCTTAGGTAACCAGGTTGACAGTGTGCTGTCACGCTTCAAGATACCTAAAGGAAAGACCGCCTTCCAGAAATTCGTGGTCAATCTCTCGACGCTGTTTGCCGCTGAAACGTTAACCGAAGGCGCACAAGAGTTGGTCATTAGCTCGGGTGAAGACATCGCCGCGCTAATTGATAAAGATGACTTTGTCACTACACCTGTTGAGCAGCGCCTGAATGACACTGCTGAAGCGATGCGCCAATCTATGCTCGCTATGGCGCCGTTATCGCCGTTGATGTCCACCCCCAGCTTCGTGGGTGATGTGGTCGAGCAACACTCAGAGAAGAAGAAGGTCGCCGACACGAAACAACAACGCGCCACCGAACAACCGCGCGAGCAGATCGACTCCATCGCGGGTAAGGTCAAGGCGGCACAGATATCCCAAGACCTGAAGACATACGACGTATACGACTTGTCACCTGAAGAGTTCTCCGTGCTGGAGGACATCGGTGTCGACGTGTCACCAGAGGGGCGCATGAGCGCCGCCACAGCAGAACTGCTGGTGGCTGAGAGCTTCCGCCGGTCGGAGTTCTTTCAAGAGCAGCAGGCGAAAGCACAGAAGAAAGCGCGCAAAGAGGAAGACGCCACGCTCAAGAAGATCAGGCGCGGGCGCATCAAGGCCATCGACAAAGAGATCGGTGACATGGACGCCCTCGCGGATCAGTTGCTCGACTCCATCAACACCAACGAGAAAGCGGGTAAACCGTTCAAGCGTCTCAGTAACCGTCTCGCCACCTTACTCAAGAAGCGTGAGAAGCTCGATGAGGAACGCGGTGGTCTACTTACACCTGAAGGTGAGGCGCAGACGCGTAACGAGGCGCGCCTTGCGGCGGAAGAGAACATCACGCTGAAAGGCACGGAGCTGCTCAAGGAACAGGCGCGCCAGCGTAAGGCGCAGACACGCGCCCTGGAGCAAGGGTTCCGTAAAGGTGTGACGATAGCCAAGCGCAACGTGAAGGCAGCACAGGAGGTTGTGATTGCAGCGCTCGATGCATCGAACTTGTCGACCGAGAACAAGGCGAAGTTCATCAAGACCATCAAGAACATCCAGACGGCCGAACAGCTCACACGCGCCATCCCCAAGATTATGAACCGGATCAATAAGCTGGAGACCAAGCAGCGGCGTGATACGGCTACGAAGAAGTTGCACGACATCTTGGGTAAGAAGACCCAGGTTAAAGGCACAGTCGGTAAGGTTGGCGTCGGCGTCCAGAAGATTATGAACGTGGCGCGCAAAGCTATTCGTATGACCGAAGAGCAGGCGCTGGTGCGGCTCGAACAGCTCGCCGGCCGAGGTTCTCGTGACATGCCAACAGCGCTTGAAGCGCTGGAAAGTAACGTCCTGTTGGCAAAGCTGGACGAGGGCCGCAAGGCCGACGAGAAGGTGATGGACATCGATCAACTGGAGTCTCTGGTGGCGTCTCTCGCCGGCGGCGTCGAGCTGGGTAAGGCCATCAAGAAGCGCGGGCTGATGCGGAAAGCTGAAGAGGCCGACCGCACTCGAGAAGCGCTGCGAAAGTTGATCGGACCGGTCAAAGATAAGACAGATCGTCAACGGCGTTGGCGCGAGTTCAAGCAGTATTTACAGATAAAAGGATTCATCGGATTGAGTGGCGCGTGGGGTACGAAACTCCGTTTCATCATGGCGTCGTCTGATCTCAAGGCCGTAGACGGTATGATCAGTAAGCTGGGTCTGTTTAATGAGAGCCGAGTGCATGACCGTGGGCGCCGCCAGTCGATGAAGCGCTTCACCGAGTTAGCGATGGCCGCAATCAACACAGCGTCAGAGCGCACGCTGATCCGCTACCTACAACGCAGTGAGGGGGATATGCTCAACCTCCCCAGGATGAAACACGCCAACCGTGAGTGGAAACTCGTGGACGTAAAGACCCGCGCCCAGGCGCGCAAGCGCATCATGGAGCTGCGCGACCCCGCGCTCAAGAAGAGTATGATGAACGAGGACGGTGGTAACATGTACACCGACGAGATCATCCACGCCATCGAGCAGACGCTCTTGGAAGAAGATCACCGGCTGATCGACGCGCAGGTGGAGTTCTACAACGAGTATTATGACCGCATTGCAGCAGTGTATGAGCGCGTCTATGGCATTCCGCTGCCTAAGATCGAGAACTACAGCCCGATTCGGCGTGAGATCGCTGACGGTGCGATGGACGAGTTTTTGCAGAGCATCCAGTATCGCGGTAGCATAGCGCCCGGTAGCCTAAAGAGCCGCACGCCAAGTATCCGTGAGATCAAGGTTCAGAGTGATTTCCAGGTGCTGCACACGCACATCGCGGAGATGGAATACTTCATCGCCTTCGCCGAGAAGATACAGATGCTCGACGCGGTGTTTAGTGACCCGTCAATGCAGAAGCTGATACGTGAAACCTCATCAGCGAGTATGGTGAGCGAGTTACAGAAAGACCTCGACTATTTTGCCAAGCGTAGCACTGACACTTCACTCGCCATTGAGAAGATGTTCGTTACCTTGATGCGGAACTTCTCGTTCGCACAGCTCGGCGCCAAACCCCAGATCGGGTTGAAGCAGCTCGCCTCGTTTGCAGCGTTCGCGCAGAACGTACCGACCAAGGATTTTATCGCCGGGATAGCGTATTTCGCAACGCATCCCCGAGCGGCCCTTACGGTGCTTAACAGAAGTGAACTATTCCGCAACCGTGGTGATAACATCGATCAAGACTATCAGGCGGTGTTCGCCGATAAGAGTTGGCTGAACGTGGTAGGTAAGCGCCCGACGCTGGCGCGCATCCTCATGCTGCCGATTCGGTTGGGTGATAAGGGCGCCATCGCGGTGGGTGGCTATGCCTTCGTTCATGCACGGATGAAGGCAGGTATTTCCGAGGCGCAGGCACTGCAAGAGTTCGGCGAGATGACTGCTGCCACACAGCAGTCAACCGACATCGATCAGTTCTCAGCGCTGCAACGCTCAAGTGGTCTGATCCGCGTGCTGGGTCAGTTCATGTCGTCAGCCAACGCGCTGACCCGCGCTGAGTATAACGCGATACTTGACCGTAAAGCTGGGCGAATAACGCGCAAACAATTCGCGAAGCGTATAATTATTCTCCATCTAGTTATACCCAACCTGATTCAGATCATCGCCAACGGTTTCACATTTGATGAGGAAGACCAACTGCGCGCCTCACTCTTAGGCACCGCCAACGGTATTTTCGTGTTCGGTGATGTGATTGATGGTATGGTGCGGCTGCTGTCGGGCGGCGAAGACGACCTCGTTAATATGGAAGGTCGGCACCCACTCGAGTTCACAGAAGACCTGCTGCGCGCCATCGCCGAGATCGAAGAGGATGGCATCATGTTCGAGGACATCCTCGAAGGTGGCCGCGCGATGGACCTGGCTCTGTCAGGTCTCAGTGCCGCGTCAGGTGTTCCGGTGAAGACTATCGTCAACGAGATACGTGGACTCGCCAAGCTCACCGAGGCCAACGACTTCGAGGATTTACGAGAGGCGTTGATGATGTCGGGTGGTTACTCTGGCTTCGCAATCGACAACGCACTGGATAATTAGCCGGTATTTGTGTTAATAATAGCACAGAGGATGTAATATTATGACTTTTAGTACGACTACCACACGAGTCAGCACTGCCGGTGACGGCTCTGCCACGGCGTTCAGCTTTCCTTATTTGTTCTTTGATAACGCTGATCTCGTGGTTACGCTGACAGTGGACAGCACCGGCGTGGAGACGGTGCAGACCATCACGACCCATTATACTATAGTGGGCGCGGGTGTGGCTGCTGGTGGCACTGTCACGATGAGTTCAGCGCCTGCGTCCGGTCAGACACTGCTGATCTCTCGCGTAGAGCAGTTCACGCAAGGACTTGACCTTGTCGAGAACGATAATATGCCATCCGAGTTGGTCGAGAAACAGTTCGATATCCTGACCATGTTGGCGCAACAAACCAATTCACAGGTTGATCGCAGTCTGCGCCAGCCAGACGGCGATACCGTTGACATTGCCGTGATTCCCGCGAAAATAACACGGGCCTCTAAGGTGTTGGCGTTCGACTCTGCCGGCAACCCTGAAACAACCATTGCTACATCTGGCCTTGCTACTCTCGGTACAATTCCAGGTGATATATCCACCGTTGCCGGTATTTCTGCTAACGTCACCACCGTCGCTGGTATATCTTCAGATGTGACGGCGGTCGCTGCCGACGCAACTGACATTGGCGCGGTTGCTGCCAAGGCGACCGAAATTGGTAGGCTAGGCACGTCGGACGCCGTCGCTGACATGAACACGCTTGGCACGTCTGCAATCGTGACCGACATGGATTTGCTGGGCACAAGCGCAAACGTAACGGCCATGGGGCTGTTAGGAACCAGTGCAAATGTAACTGCCATGAGCGCGCTTTCTGCGGCCGCCGTCCTTACGGACATGAGCATCCTGGGCACCGCCGATGTCGTGAACGACATGAATATTTTAGGTACGGCTGATGTCGTAACTGATATGAACGTCCTAGCTACCTCCGATGTTGTAGCGGACATGAACACTCTTGGTACTGCCGCTATTGTCACAGACATGGACCTTCTGGGCACAAGTGCAAATGTAACCGCGATGGGTTTGCTCGGCGTATCCGGCGTCATCACTGATATGAACACCCTCGGCACCGCCGATATCGTAACGGACATGAACACCCTGGCCACGGCAGATGTCGTAACTGATATGAACGTGCTCGGCACCGCCGATGTCGTGACCGATATGAACGTGCTCGGCACCGGCGCAAATGTGACCGCGATGGCGACCGTAGCAACCAACATCGCTGGCGTTAACTCGTTTGCCGAGCGCTATCGAGTAGCATCGAGTGATCCCGTAAGTAGCCTCGATGAGGGCGATTTACACTACAACACGACATCCAACGTGCTGCGATTTTATAACGGATCGAGTTGGGCGGATACGGTTGCCACCTCACAGGTGACATCTGTGGCTGTCACTGGTGCTGATGGCGTGAGCATTCTATCTGGCTCACCGATCACAACCAGCGGTACGATTGCTCTTTCCGGCACTGGCCTCACGCCGCGCACAAGCGCGACCGGTAGTGCGAATGTACCAACAGGCACAACTGCACAACGCGACGGCTCCGCCGCCGTGGGGATGTTTAGGTACAACAGCACCACCAATGAGTTTGAGGGCTACTCCGGTGCAAGCCCCGCCTGGGGATCAATAGGAGGCGGTGCTGGATATTTTAAGGGCGACAACGGAACAGTTGGATCAAGTGCTGGTGACATTTTCCGCATCAATGAAGCTGAATTAAACACTTCGACAGAAATTTTAGCCGCAGAAAATGCGAGTGCTACTGGCCCGTTAACCATAGCCAGCGGGGTCACGCTTACCGTGGCCGGTAACGTGACGATCATATGAGGAATAGAAAATTATGAGTAGAGTTGAAGCTGATGCCATCATTGCCACCACGGGTACAAATACGGCACTCCAGCTCCAGGGCAAGGGCACCGGCAAGGTTGCGCTGGGCGATGCCGCGCTTCTGGTGCCTGACGTAGATGGAGCGGCGGGACAGATTGCTACCACAGACGGCAGCGCCAACCTGACCTTTGCAGCAACTCCCGGCACATCTGGTAACGTCCTGACCTCGAATGGATCGGCATGGACAAGTGCGGCGGCGGCAATTCCTAGCGGCGGTGCTTGGACACTAATTGGATCACAAACCGCCTCAACCAGCGCATCTCTGGACATAACAGGGATCGACACGACCTATGACGTATATGCGTTTTCCTGTACAAACTTAACGGTGTCGTCTGCCGGTGCGCCCGTGGTGCTAAGATGTGGTGATAGTTCAGGTTTCGATTCCGGCGCTTCGGATTACGGCTACCACTGTAGTAAAGTAACTGACGCAAGTACATCCTATGGTGCCCAGACTCACGCGGCTCGGGCGCACATTCACATGGCCCTTTCGATTAATACAACCACCGGCGATCATGCTGTAGTGAATGGGTATTTCGCCGGGGGGATGGATGGCGTCGGTATGTTTTACGCGCACGGGTCGTCTGTGTTGGATGCCACCAGCGCTGATTTCACTGGTGGTCATTGGCACGGCGCACGAAACGGAGTTATCACCGTAGACAGAGTTCAAATATTAATGGAAACAGGCAACATCGTCACAGGACGTTTTACAGTATGGGGACTCAAACATACATAAGGGACTATACTAATGACAGGTTTTACAACAGTTAATAAAGTCGATGAAAATGGTTTCATTTGTAAATGTGATGTGTTTGAGACCCGTGACGCGGCAGACGCGAGGATTGTAGAGTTACATCAGATGCCTGGATATGAAGACGCTTTTGTAGTCGATAATGCTGCGACGGCGGTTAACGGGGAGATGTGTTTTCAAATTACGCACCACTGGCCCGTGGATGTAGCTAATAAGACAATCAGTTTCGATCAAGTCGCCTTTGACAGAGATAAGCATAATGACGATATGGAATTGCTGCGCATCGAGAGAAATAATCGGTTGCAGGCGAGTGACATAATGGTTCTCCCTGACCGCTGGGATGCTATGGCAGCGGACACAAAAACCGCTTGGACTAGTCACCGCCAAGCACTCCGCGACCTACCAGCGAAAACTGCTGATCCCGCAAATCCAACGTGGCCAGAGGAGCCGGTACAATGACTTCAACATTAAAAACTGACGTAATAGAATCGAAAACGACGGACGGCGATCTGACAATTCAGGGGGCTGGAACCGGCGTCCCTTCGCTCGAAACAGGATTCAAAGTCGGCGGAACCGCCGGCGTCCCTGTCTCTGCTCTGCGTGCAGGGACCGATGGCGAGCTGATTACCTGGGCCGCTGATGCATCTGCAACGACAGTGGCTGTTGGAACAGCTACTCACGTACTAACGTCGAACGGCGCTGGTGTTGCGCCTACATTTCAAGCCGCTGCTGGCGGGGGTGGGCTGGCATCAGTCCAAGTCTTTACTAGTAGTGGGACTTGGACGAAACCTACCGATATCGGTAGCGTCCGAGTCCAGTTGGTTGGTAGTGGGGCGCATGGAAACAACACACAATTTGGTGGTGGTGCTGGTGGGTACTCTGAGAAGTTTATTGATGTATCTGCCATTAGTAGTGTGACTGTAACCGTCGGTCCGGCTGGAACTAGCGGGTCAACATCTTCCTTTGGCACCCACCTTTCAGCAACTGGTGGCTATCACAGCGGCAGCAACAAAAGTGGGTCCAGCGCTGATCATGGTGGCTATGGGGGCGTGGGTTCTGGTGGTGATTTAAATATCATCGGCGGCGGCGGAGCCAGGGCGACAACCAGTATGAGTGCTTCGGGGGGTAGCAGCTATTTTGGTGGAGGTTCGCCGGGATCGGCGACTACTACAACCGCCTTCTTGCACAGCCATGTAGCTTATGGCGCTGGCGGTATGGGCGTTTACAACGGCTACACTCAAGGTACTAACGTGACGACCGGGGTCGTCATCGTTTGGGAATACGAATAGGAGTTTATAATGCCTCAGATTTTAGTAACGGTTGCAACGAATACAGTGGAGCAGGTAGCCGCCTCTACCTTTGAAGTACACTCGGCACTGGCATGGCATTCTGTCGAAAACGATGCTGTGAAGCAGGGGTGGCAATACAATCCAGATGACAACACGGTGACCAATCCTGCAATCGCTTGGTTGGCATCGCCCGGCGGGCAGCGTGCCACAATGGCTAACAGTAGAGTCTTGGGTTACGGTCCAATCGGCGATCAGCTCGATGCCATTTATCGAGACATGCGAGATGGGACGACAGTGTATGTTGATCACATAACGGCGGTGAAGGCTGAGACTCCTCGCGTGGATATTGTTGACCCTGGTGATCGCGACAGAATACTTACCTCAGAATAGTCGTGCCGGATTTTACCCGAAAATTTTCGATACCACATTGGGACAACTATTCCGACGACGACATTTTCTATCGCTTGTTTAAAAACTCAGCCAAAGAATACAAGGACGAGATTCGCGACATATTTTTCGGCGGGGAATTTCATTATGAGTATGAGGGGGAGAAGAAAAAGTATGGAGACGTAATGGGCGTGATGCCTTCTCCAGCCCAATTAGATAACCTCTTCAAAATCCAAGATGAGTTCGGGACAGAAATTTCTCTCACCCTAAATACCCTGGATATGGGCAAGGAATTGGCGTCTGACGCGAACGTCATAAATGAGATGCTAGAATTTATACGGGGATATTATGAGCGGGGTCTGAGGGTTTGCACAATTAGCTCGACTCATCTGATGAGGACTGGGGCTTTGCAAGAAGCATTCCCAGATATGAATTGGAAAAACACCGTCAATCATTTGGTTAAATCTACTCAAGAGGTGTACGACTACGCAGCTCTGGGGTACACGACAATATTATTGGATCGCTCTTTGAATAGAGATATCGATTTATTGAAAGAAATCCGCCAAGAGACGAAAAAGCTACAGGTTGAAACATCGCTATTAGCGTCTGAGTCCTGTATGCCGAGCTGCCCTTTCAAGCAAGAGCATGATATGTGGCAAGCACCATTGCAGCAATCAGAATCAAATTATTGGCAGACTTTTCCGACGACCTGCGTGCGCTGGCGAACCCCATATACCGAGCAACTGCCCAGGCTGGGCGTTAATATCTCGATGGCTACCAAAGAAATTGTCGATGAATTTTCTGAAAATGTAGATGTTTTTAAATTCAGCGGACGGTTGGGGCAATCACAAGGGATCGATCCCGATGGCCGAATGTGCTGGTCCGGCATCGAAAAGGGAAACAGAAAAATCGACTTGGAAAGTGGCAAATTACTTGACGCTTTTGAGTATGCAGATTCATTTCAAGAGATATATGAGAAAAGTCTTTCACCATATTTAGTGGATCGATGGGCACCGCAAGGCTGGACAAATTTAGCACAGGCCCAGCAACACAGCGCCGAAGATATATCATCGATCTGGAACACAAAGAAGGGGCAGGGTCTCAGCAAGGTTTTGTCTAAGTGTAAAAACCGTTGTTGGGACTGTCACGCTTGCGAAAAAGTATTCGGCGTCGAAGAATTTAATTCGGTGTTGTCGCTATGAATATTCTTGAAATAGAAACAGCGAACAGGGATCGAAGGGCGCACCTCCCCTTTGATATAGGCGACGACGAAGCTGCATTTGGGCGGATAAAACACGCTTTCAAAGATGGTTTCCCAGTTGTTGACGAAGAGATGGATGTTGCCCCTATTTTTGTTTTAGGTATGCCACGATCAGGTACAACTTTGGTCGAGCAGATCCTAGCAAGTCATCCCGAAGTTCATACCGCAGGGGAATTGACTTTGTTGTGGGATTGTATCTCCGACATGGGAAAGGGTTTTGGCCTAAGTGAATTAAAAGAATTGAGGTGCGCTTATCTCAAGGCACTCCCGTCCAACGGAAAGAGGTACGTTCTCGACAAGATGCCGCTGAACTTCAGGTGGATAGGGTTTATTCTCAGCGCGATGCCAGAGGCAAAGATTATTTATCTGAACAGGGACGCAAGGGCGACTTGTTTTTCTAACTACACGGCGAATTTTGAGCGCGGGCATGAGTATAGTTTTGACCAGGAAAGCATCGCCCATTTTTACAACCTTCATAAAGACCTTATGCGGTTCTGGGCAGAGCGGTTCCCTATATATCAAATCGATTATGAATTTCTAACAGAGAACCAAGAGAGTGAAACCCGACGTATGCTTGAATATGTCGGCCTCCCCTGGCGCTCTCGGTGCCTGGACTTCCACAAGAACGGATTAACAGTGGCCAGCGCCTCGGCTAGTCAAGTAAAGCGACCTATGTATAGGGGATCGTCCGAAGCGTGGCGGAGATTTTCGGGGCACCTGTCTCCCATGCTAAACATTTTAGCTGCGGGGCAACGATAGATGCTTCTCCATTTTTACATAGCGATTGGCGCGTCACACGTATCGCCTGAACTTTGGGCTTTCATGGCGCTAAGATGGACTTAGACCTACTGATATCGACCGCACTCCCTGTGGTGGCGCTGGGGGTGACTGGGTTGATCGCCATTGTCAAGGTGAAGGGTCGATCAGACCAGACCTATCAGGACATGGTGGGCGCGCGTAAAGACTTGGATCGCCTCGAAAAAGAGGCCGCTGGTTGGAGTAGAACCACGGTCAAACTCGTGGCGCAGTTAGACCAAGCCGAGAAAAATATTACCAAGCTGTGGGAAGCAAACGAGAGTTTACTTTCTAAGCACGATACGGCTAGAGATAGGTTGGACGAGCGTTTTATCGCCCTTCGAGACCGTTTAAACGGCCACACGAAAAAGTGAGGGTTAGGTTGTGAAACTTACCGTAGCACTTTTAGTCTATTTATTACCAGCAGCGGCTCTCGCTGGTGAAGACCGAGTGTCAACTAGCCATCCTATGTGTGGCTCCAACGCTGAGATGATTATGCATATGCGTGATCACCATCAGCTTGAGTTTCTGTGGCAAGGGCTTATCCAGGGTGTGACGTTGCGGGTGTACGAAAACAGCACAACAGGGAAGTGGTGGACAACTGCTCAGAAATACCAAGAGCCTGAGTGCAAATATTCTTTCGGCACGGAAAGTAAAAGGGCAGTGAGGTAGACGTGTTACTTGAACTCACCTTCGCCACACTCATCTCAGCCGCCTCCCCCGGCCAGCAGTGTATTAGTGGCGAGCGCGCGTTGTCTGAGCATCACAACCTCTACCGCCCAGCGGCCAATCAATTAGTGTTGGACTCGGAGTTGGAGATCACTCTACAAAGAGAAGCCCAATGGTTGGCCGCGCAGTCGGGCGCGCCTCCGCTTTATATTCTCGCAGCGCGCTACGTCCAGATAGCGACAGCTCCTGACCGCCAAAGCTACGGGGTGTATTTTCTCGACGCCGACCGCTGCGTTGTGGTTGGCGCTGTCGTGCCTTACAAGTTCCTCGCCCCAATCTTCTATCAATTTGGAATCCTTCGCTACGATGGGTTTTTTGAACTTCATAAAAATGGCGCTTCGCCCTATTTTCCTTCACCTTCTGAGATGGGTTTGTAGTGGCTCGAAAGACTGATGCAGACCTCACAAACTACCTTGACGCCTTATCCGCCTCAGACGGCAATGCCGCGCAAGCGGCGCGTGCTATGGGTGTGCCGCGCCAGACATTTAACTACAACTTAAAACACGCGCGTTCTTTAACGGAGGATTCGCCTCCTACATCGGATGTAGAGTTCCCTCAATTCCCCAACACCAACCCGTCCGCCGAAGAGATATTGGCGTGGCAGTGTAAAAGATATGAGAAGCTGGAGCACGGCTACTCCGCCCGTAAGTGGTACGATATTAAAATCAACGTCGACGGGCCAATAGGGGTGTCGTTTTTTGGCGACCCCCACATTGATGACAACGGCTGCAATACCCCGATGTTGATGCACCATTGCGAAATCCATGCACGGACGGAGGCGTTGTTCGGAGTCAATTGCGGCGACACAACTAACAATTGGGTCGGCCGGCTTGGGCGGTTGTTTGCAGATCAGGACAGTTCTCAAGAGACGGCGCGCCTCCTCGCCAACTGGCTGCTCTCCAACAGCGGTGTCACTTGGTTAGCGTGGATACTCGGCAACCATGATCTCTGGAATGACGGCGAGGCCATCCTCCGCGCCATGAACGGTGAGGTCGTCACCGAGCGTAAAGAGAAATTCCCCGGCATGGAGATGGCGGCGTGGCAGGCGCGGTTCGGGTTGGTGTTCCCCAATAAGCGCCGCTGTAGGGTGTGGATGAGCCACGACTTCCCCGGCCACTCTCAATGGAACAGCCTACACGGCGCGATGAAAGCCGCGAAGATGAAAGACCAGGCGCACATCTACGCCTGTGGGCATAAACATAACGCGGCCATGTTCAATGAGGAGAACGCGGAGCGTGATTTTACTTATTGGCTGGTACGTGCTAAAGGTTACAAGGATATAGACAGCTATGGGGTTCAATTGGGACATGACACCCAGAAATCAGGCCATTCGATCACCGCGATCATCGACCCGGCAAAACCGGACTCACAAATGGTGCAGTGCTTTCAAGACATGGAGTTGGCGGCGGATTTTCTCACATTTTTAAGAAAGAAGAAGTGATGAATATGATAAAATGGGTATTGGCTCGCCTAAAAGAGCCATCAACTATTGGCGTAGTTGCTGCTGGTTTGGGTTTAGTTGGCTTCAACATTGACGAGGGCGCCCTCGGTGAAATCCTCATCGGCATTGCCGCAGCCCTGGGTGCTGTCGCGGTTGGTGTGAAAGAGAAAGCGGCGGAGTAGGTGAATGCTTTCACCGCTGTCGCGTCTCTACTTAAAGCTGTCCTTGGTCTGGTGCCACTCGTCGGAGCATACGTATTTGGCTCCCGTTCGGCCAAACTGGCTGCGGCAGAGCGCGCGCTTGATGAAGCCGATGCGGCTCGCGGCGTTCGCCGTCGTGTGCGGCGGTCTGGTGGCGCTCTTATCAAGTTGCGCGACAAGTGGAGCCGTAAGTGAGTGCGCGTGGGTAGAACCCATCCACATCAGTGAGGGTGACACGCTCACCGACGATACGGCGTTAGCGCTGTTGACCCACAACGAGCAATGGGATGAGTTGTGTAGTTAACCCTTCCCAGGCTTCCGGTTGTCCTCACCGATACCGCGCTCGACGTAGGTAATTAAGAACATAAGGCAGCAGGCGGCGTGGTGGAGCGTCGGCAGGCCCGACTCCTCGTCGACCTCCTTGCCGCTCCAGAACGCCCACAGGTGACGCTGTAGGGCTGCGTAGTAGCGACCCCACTCAGCCCCCTGCTCCCAGTTGCGCGGCGCGTACTTATCCGCACCAAACTTGAGCGCGCCACCGAGCGCGTTGATCATCTCAGGTGTGATCAGATCGAGCGGCAGCTTGTCACCGTCATTTTTTATGAAAGCTGGTTTCATTTCCCGCTCCACGCCTGAAACATTAAGACCAAAACGTAAGCTGCGAACATACCCACGGCTACACCCCCTATAAACTCAATCATTTTCCATACCTCGTTCCATGTGACACGCCGCCTGTCGCAATTGGCAGACCGGGCGCCCACTCAGGCTCCTCCAACATGATCCCATTCAACACCGCGCCATCGTCTGGCGTGCCGATGCCGATGATCTCATCATGGACGTGGCCGATGATGTTAAGTTCGGCGTCGTGCGCATAGACCAGCGCCTCACGTAACAAGTCAGCCGCGACAGCTTGCACCGTATTCTGAAACACCAGCGCGCCGCGCAGATGCCGGCGTATCGGCGGCTCATGCGCTGCCGGCTTGAAGTGGGTCTGGAAAGTGGGGCCATAACGCTCCTCACCCCACGGCGTGTCGTAGTGGTCTAAGTAGGGCTTTGGATAGGACAGCAGCCGGCCAGACGGGAGGCGGCACCAGAGGAAGTTCTGTCCGTCACTCTGGAACGTGACACGCCCCACTTCAATCGACACACCTGCTGTACGCACAGCGCGATTGATGGCGTCGTCGTAGGCGAACCAGATTCTTTCGGCCCAAGGGTTTGTGCGGCGCCAGTTGATGACGTGTTCACGGCCCTCTTCCTCCGTGAACTGCACTCCAAAATTCTTACCCATGCTGATCAGCGCGTTGTGTGATCCACCAAACTGGAGGCTCAACTCCGCGATCTTACCGGCTTGCCGTTGGTCTTTGTCGACAGCGTCGGTGTCACCGGTCGACCCGTAGTAGCCCTGAGGGTGAAACATCCTCCCGGCTGTCACCTTATACACATCAAGGTTCCGCTTGAAGATGTCGAGCTTGCGCTCACCATCCGAGTCATTAGCCAGCCACGGCGCTACACGGCCCTCAATGCTGCTCCAGTCAACCCAGTAGAGGCCGTCAGGGTGGTATATCATGGCACGTAATAGGCGGGCCATCGTCTCGGCCGGCTTCTTTAATTTAAATCCTTCTCGGATATCGGCGATGAACGCCGCAGCATCGTTATCCGAATAGACATCTCGTCTGATGTTGTGGGGTTGTAATCCTTTTCCAGAAAAGCGACCAGTCCTTCCTGCACCATTCCAGAGAAATGTCTGATGAACTCGGCCTTCGACATGAGTCTGCGCCGCAACGGCGTACTTTTTAAGCGCGGATGATCCGGCGTTATCGATATACTCAAGCAGTCGTCTTGCCTCGTGGCTGAGATCGTCACATTCGAGTAAATACCTCCGGTGGTCCTGATCGAGACTGAATTTCTTCTCACCTTTTTTATAAACCTCCAACAACTTCATCTGATATGGTGTGAGCTTCGGGAATAGCCACGCGTCACGGCTCTTGCGTTCAGTGGCCTTGGTCATCACCCCACCTGTCAACTCACAGATCATGCGGTTGGCGTCGTCGGACACCTCGTAGGTGTAGCCCAGCGCCGCTGTGCAGAACTCCACATCAATAGGGATGCCGCGCTGGTTGATGATGCTGTTGACTTGATACTCTTCCCACTCATCGTCGGTGAGCGGGCGCAGGCATTTAGTTGCGGCGCGCATCACCTCCACGTCGGAGATGTTATACGCCTTCATTATCTCACGGTCTTTCTCGTACTCAGGCGCGAAGATATCCTTATGGCCGGCGGCACAATACTCACGTATCAGCCGTGTGCCTTCCGGGTTCTTCTGGAACGGCAGCGCGAGACCCGTGGCGAGGGTATCTAGCGCGGCACCGTAGCCGTTCGCCAGCCCCATCGCCATTGAACAGCGCCACTGTGAGAGTAAAGCGGGCGTCAGGTCGTAGTCCTGGTTAATCACGAACTCGAAAATAGCGCGCTCAAACTCGGCGTTATGGGCTGTGATCGCACCGCCCTGACTAATGTGCTTCTCAACCGCCGCCGGAAAGCCCCCGTTCAACCAACAGAACTCCACCGGCTCATCGTCGAACGCCCACGCCATACATATAACCTGCGTCGACGGGTCTTGCGCGTAGCGCATTAGGCCGTGGAATATGAGGTCGACGTTGCTCCTCGTCTCAAGGTCAATCCAGCACATTTTAGACATCTGCGTCACTTACCATCGTCGGTAACTAGACGCTCCAAAAACTGAACCCGATCCGTCAGCCGGGTGATAGTCGCAATCATCATATCCATGCGCGCGTGGTGAAGGTCGGTGACTTCATTAAGAGTTTTTACCTGATCCTCCAGATCAGAACTAATATTATTATCGAACACTAATTTACCTACGTATGAATTAATACTCATCTCAAATTCTCCCGATTTAAGGTGGGGGTGCCACGGCAGTAGCACCCCCGTTCAGCGATGTATCAAGTCCCTGAACATAATTGAAAAACCAAACGGCGCGCCAAGGAAAAGGGATTAACCTTGGCGCGCCGCGCTCACGAGCTAATGCCCGCGCTCGCAGCCTGCGGCAAGTCAGGCTGCTGGTTGTGTACGCTGCCGACGCTGCCGACGTTTTGGCGGCTCCGGCTGCGTTTCTGCTGGGGTGACCTCTGGCGCAGCTTCCTGATCCACAGGTGCGGCTTCAGCTTCAATCGCTTTCGCCGGTTCACCTTCCTTATTACCCTCCGCATCACACCAGGCGATGATAGTGAACACGGGGTTGTGGACCCACTGCTCACCTTTCGGGTCTTTCATCACCTTGGCGCTGTGGTATCGCTCGCTGCCGAGCGTGACCAACGGGTATAGGTGCTTCGACCCCGCCGCTGAGTGCGCGCGGATTTGACCAAGCAGGGTATCAACCCCTTTTCTAATGCCATAGGAGTTACCCTCATAAGACAACATATCGCCGCCATCATACATAGCGCCGAGGAAGGTACGCCCCTCTGACGGCGTGTCCTTGCCATTGGCGTCCATCGGCATCGGCAGATCAGCGGTAAAGCTGACCATCTTCTTCTGCGGGCGGTTACCCGACCACATAATCCAACCATGCTGAATTGACGGTGTATGGATTAATACTTCATCGCCGGTGACGATATCGCTGTGTACGCCGAGGGTAAATTCCCCGGTGCGGTAGTCCATCTTGAGGAAAGAGACGCCGCTGGCACCTCCCTGCTCTTGAACCTTCGACTGCGAAAGAGCGAGCGAAAGGTCGTCGACGTTCTGTACTACGGGGAAACTGGTAGCCATAATTTTATTCTCCAATGTTTAAAGTTTAATGCAGATTATTCCGCTTTACCCATTATGTCAGCGAGGTGGCCCTGCACATCTGATACGATGACGGCTTCTGCGTCATCGGATGAGGGTGCGATTGTGGTGCCAGAACTCACCGACTCAATGAATGAGGTGAGGTCGATATCGACCTTGGCTTTCTTGATAAATTTCTCCATCTGAGCTGGCGACATTAACGCTCTCGTGTGGAGGTCGGCCTTCTTGAATTTTTTAGTAGCGCTAATCGCTTTGCACGCAGTGGGCGCGTGAATCCACTTACGTGTAGCGCGCTTGTTGACCAGCTTCCAGCCGTTGAGCGGCACGCCGCGAGAAATCTGAAGGTACATCTCTTCCTTGATCTCCTTCAGCCACGCCTCGGTCTCGGTCACCACGTCGGCAGCGGCCTGCAACTGACTCAACTCTTCCTTACCCAACAGGTTGGTCGCCACCACGTTTAAACGCCGCTCCGAGCAGTAGGGTGCAGCAGGGCAAAACCTACAATGTGGGCCGGGGATTACCGGCGCGTTGGGTTCATCCGCGAGGACTACCGCCTTGTAATATTTCGTCCTGAACGAAGCCACCTCTTCGACAGATAGTGTCTGTGTGAAAGTGACGCCTTTCTTGCGTGGTTGAATGATCGCGATCACAACATTATCAACACCATCAAACATATCAGATGTGCTTGGGTCAGCACAGGCGCTCGCCGCGTATGAAAGGAGTTGTGCGTTGTTCTCCACGCTGACCGGCACGCTGCCGAACTTGTAGTCCAACACCAACGCTGTTTTACCGTCAGCCGACAACCCCAGCAGATCGATAGAGCCGCCTGCCGTACCTTCAACCAGTTGGACAAACGGCTCGACCTCGATCTGATCGATGTCAAGATTATCAAGCAGCGCGTTGGTGGCGTTGTACGCGATGTTAGAGAGTTCGAGGTCGTCTTCACCGAAGCCGCGCGACACATCATCTTCAGTGTAGACCAGCCCGAGGCACGCCTCTGGCGTGATAACCTGGCGCTGGCACTTCTCTTGCACCTCATGGTGCATACTGCCCTCAATGGCAGCGGCACCGGCAGGCTTACGGGGGAGGTTCTCTGACTTACGATGCCACGCAGGGCATCCGAGTGTGCGGGCAGCGGTCGAGCCGCCAAATGGTAGGTGAATTGTCATGTTTGCCGTTCCTTCTCCAAAATTTAAAATTCAAAATCCAACTGACCACGCTGTTTTAGTATGTACCTACCCACATTGTCAAGCGTCTTTGTTGTAACCGCGCGCCGCTCGTCACGCATACGCTCCATGAAGTGCGGGTCGCCCGCTATTGCGCGGCCCACCGTTGAGTCCGCCAGATCATATTTCTTTATGACCTCTTCAAGTTCGGCCAACGCTTTCTCTTTGGAACCCATCTGAAATTCTCCGTTTGCAATTTTCAAAAGTGAATGTATGATACTTCACACCCTACGTCAATCGGGAAAGTTTATGAAAACTGAAAAGCAACTCGACCAGTACCTTGTCAAACAGTGCCGCAAGCATGACATCTACTGCCGCAAGCTGGTGGCGGTGGGTCAGACAGGATTCCCTGACAGGTTCCTGGCGGCAGATGGTCAAGTCGTTTTGATGGAGTTGAAGCGACCTGATGGACAGGGAAAACTCAGCGCGAAACAAACACTAGAGATCAATAGGCTTAAAGCTGCTGGCGCTACGGTGGTGGTGATAGACAGCGTGGCCGCTGTAGATGAATGGGTGGAACACTTAACATGACTGACCTCACACTAACCAAAGACCAGCAAGACACCATCTCGTTCATGTACAACGGTGATGAGTCCATCATCGTCGCTGACACCGGCGAAGGCAAGACCGTGATGTGCCTGACCGCCATGAAGGAGCTGCTCGACAGCGGCGCGCACAAGCGCTTCATCGTGGCGGTGCCGGCGAAGGTGTTGGCTAAGGATGTGTGGTTACGTGAGGCGGACAAATGGCGGCACCTTGACGGTTTAGTTATACGCCAACTAAAAGGTGCGCCCGCTGCGCGCGCGCATGAATTAAACTGCGATAACCCCCAGGTTATAGTGGTATCCCTCAACAACCTCGATTGGTTGTTGACAACCCAAGCCCACGCCGCCACCGGCATCGTGATCGACGAGCTGTCAAAAGCAGCCGGCAAGCAGACGCGCTCACTGCGTTCAAAGAAGTACGGTGCGCGCTTTACGTGGCGCTGCGGCCTGACGGCGTCACCGGTGAGCCAGAACCTGGAGAAGTTGTTCAAGATGGCGCGCATAATCGACGGCGGCGCGTCACTCGGCACCAACCAGAGTAAGTTCGAGGCTAAGTACTTCACTGAAGACTATAACGGCCATGAGCTGACACTGCGCGAGGGCGCGGCCGAGCAGATACTTGATGCTGTGGCACCGCTAGTCCACATGATGCCTTTTAATAAAGAAGAGAAGCTGCCGCCGCTGGTGTTCCATGAGATCAAGTTCTCGATGCCAAAGGACACGCTCGCGCTGTACGAGACCATGAAAAGCGATATGGTGGTCGAGGTCGAGGCCGACTTGATCGACGCCATTGACAACCCCGAGCCGCCCAACTTCGAGGATCAGGACACAATCATCGACGCCGCCAACGCAGCCGTCAACGTCGGCAAGCTGCGCCAGATCGCTTCGGGCTTCATGTACCAAGACCGGGAGCGCACACGCATCGTGCGGCTCGATCAAGAGCGCCTACTCGCCGCCTGTGGGTGGTGGACAGAGCTTGAGGGCCGACCCGGCCTCGTGTTCTACGAGTTCGTTGAGCAAGAGAAGCTACTCAAGGCGTGGGCGCCGGAAACGGTCGAGATCGCTCAGATCAACTCCATGAGCCACGGGGTTGAGGGGCTGCAACACCAATACGCCGACCTATTATTCTTCCAGCCTGTCTGGAGCCGAGATGCTTTCATCCAGGGCTACGGCAGGTTGTGGCGCACCGGGCAAACGAAGCAGGTGAACGTCACGACCCTAATGTGCGACGCCTCCGTCGATCACATCGTCACTCAGCGCGTCAAAGGGAACGCAGAGTGGATGGAGCTTTTGAAATCCCATATGAAATGAAAGGTAGTGGCATGACATACGCCGGCAAAGAGTATTGGAAGCGGCGACGTGATCAATACTCGCGGATGCCATCTCCCTCACCTAAATTAAAGACAGCAGAACGTAAATGTATAAGCTGTCAGAGAATTTTTGAAAGCACCTGGATCGGCAACCGCCGGTGCAGTTCATGTCTCAGCATAGCAGAAGGATTAGCATAATGCCCCGCATAGTGACAAAACCAGACTACGCCATCCAGACGACCAACGACGACACCGTAAGCAGTAAAGAGTGGTTGTCCCGACTTGAAAAGCGGCTACGCGCAGAGGGTAAGGGTTATAAGGGACGCCTCACCTACAGCCCCGACGACCGGCTCATGTTGTATGAAGCCTGGGCGGGCGGTTTTCCCAAGAACCCCGCCATGCCCAAGTTTTTCGACAAGGACAACGGCGTGATGGAAGGACCGGTACTATGATCAAAGCGAATGAGTTCTTAGACACTATCTTCGCCGAGCTGGAGGATGGTGAGAATGTCATGGTCTGCCGGCAGATAATGAAGGAGGACGGCAACGGTTCGTTCTTCAGCAACCACCTGACGGCCGATAGGGCATGGCGCAAGTGGGACTCGGATAAACAGGATCACGCATGGTACTTCTGCGTGTCCACAGTAGATGGAGAGATGAATGCGAAAGGTTCGATGGTGGGGCGCGGGCGGGCTAACTTGGTACGCCAGCACTGTTTTGTTCTCGATGACATCGGCACTAAAGCAACACCGCCTCCTGTCGAGCCATCCTGGAAGATCGAAACGTCGAAAGACAATTTCCAATATGGATACTTCCTTGAACCGTCCACTGAGTTCAGCTTACTCGAAGCGCTCTTCACATGGTGTGCCGATAAAGGATGGGGAGACGGCGGTGCCGGTGGCGCATACCGGGTGGTGCGCGTCCCTGGATCAGCCAATCTCAAACCGGGCCGTGACATGTTTCATAGTTTGGTTGGACACTGGGACATGCCCATGTGGTCTGCCGAAGAGTTAGTCGGGGATATGGGAGCAGACCTCGACGCTCTGCGGGAGGAGACTCAAAGCGCCGAGGTCATCAACATCAAAACGGGAAGTTTTGAGGCAAGAGCCAACATCGACCCTATGTTGGATTGGTTGGCGACGCAAGGCATGATTATTAAAGATGGCGGCCACGCCTGGGTGGATATTATCTGTCCGTGGGCCGACCAGCACACCACTGGTGAGAACGTCGCCGGTTACAGCCCACTAGGGCGAGGTGATGGCGATTATGTCCCGACGCGAGCCTTTAAATGCCAACATGATCATTGTACGGACAAGCGCTTGGCTGACCTCGTCAAGTGGGGCAAGGGGCGGGGCGCGCCGCATGTTGCAGGGTATGACCCGCTGCCGTGGCTGCAAGCGCAGTATGTTTATGTTGAGTCGGAACAGCGTGTCGCCGATGTACTCCAGCGCCCGCATGGCGGGAAGTGGATGTGGCCGCTGGCCGACTGGAAACTGAAGCACATGGGCAAGGTCAGTATGCCCGGCGCCGACACCCCCGTGCCGGTCTCGACTGCTTTTCTCACCAGCTCACGCACACGCCGCGCCGTCGACACCATCTATAAGCCGGTCAAGCGCTGGCAAGACGTGGGCGTGGTGCAGGCGCACGGCCAAGCCTATCTCAACACATACGTGCCGCCCAATCACGCGGAGACGACGCTTGTGCCGGGTGTGTTTTTAGAACACATCGAGTTCCTTATACCGAAGAAAACCGAGCGGGAGGTGTTCCTCAACTGGCTAGCCTATAAACTGCAATACCCCGACTCACGCTCCTACGCTGTGATCATGGTGGCCGAGAACGCATTCGGCACCGGGCGCTCGTGGATAAAAAAGTTCCTCGAACGTGTGTTGCAAGGCAACATCAATACAGCCTCAATGGGCCAGCTTATTGGAAAAGGCACATCCGCCGAGCAGACCTATAATGACTGGATGGCCGACTGCCAATATCTCGTGGTTGAGGAGTCGAAAGACTCGTCGCTTACTCGCGATGATTTTTATCACGCCTACGACACGTTTAAACAGCGTGTCGACACCAGCGTGGGTGAGAATCAGCGCATTAACCCAAAGTACGGGCGCACCCGCACCACTAACATCTATTTTAATGCACTGATATTCTCGAATCATATTGATGCTATTGCATTGGAGGAGGAATGCCGGCGCACATTCTGCATCGAAAACCCGACCACGCGACGAGGGTACGCGTATTATGATAAACTGAACGCCGCTCTGTCGGGCGACGAAGCACAGCGCGCGTATTGGTGGCTCATGAGGCGCGATGTTAGTGAGTATGACCACATCTACCCGCCGATGACAGCCACCAAAGCGATGATGACAGAGAGCAGCCGGGCCCCGTCTGATATTATCTTTGATCATATTCTGGAGCATCACGCCCCGGATTTGGTATCTGCGAAGACCTTAAAAACTGCTATTGGCTGGGCTGCGCGAGACCTGGATTTGGAGAAAATCATGCGTGAACCTGGCGCAACTGGCCGGTTGATTTGGCGTAAAATTAAAACATTACGCGCCGACGACACCAAAAATGGTGCGCGATATTTGATAAATGGAAAACAAACTGAGCTGCGCGCCATCCGCCAGAGACAGAAATGGGTGGCACAAGATGACTTGCGCCAAGCAAATATGTTCATAGAGGAGATGAGCAAAACAGAATTGGCGTCAAATGTGGTCGAAATTAGCGCAGACTTGGGATAAAATAAAAACTCCTCTAGGTTTCCTCTAACGCTGAACGCCGCCGCCCGCCTATGTTTTTTGTTTTAAGAAGGGGAGATAGAGTAGTAGAGTATAGTAATATAGAATAATAATAATAATATTATATATATAAATACAGAGACTCTAAGGAAAACCGCGTATTTGCTCTAACTTCCCTTTTGGCGGCGGATTTGGCGTAAAAAAGGGCAGAAATCAGCCGATTTCTGCCCTTAGATTTTAGAGGAGAGTTTCCTCTAATGTTTGGCGGCGTGTTCTAGCTTCTTTTTGCGCATATGACGCCCGTGGCGTCGGTCTTGTTGTGATTTTTTAATAAGCATCATCCCCATTAAAATCGCTTTTGATTGTGGCACCTTCTGCTTGCCTGACTCATAGCGGGATATATGGCGCGCTGTGACGCCGATGAACTGCCCCAAGCTGTGCTGGGTGTGCGCCAGCTCGTGGCGCGCGTCCCTGAACTGTTTAGCGTTCATATGCCACCTGAGATATCGGTCACATAAGGGGATTCATAGTCGGACCCCTTGACCCAATTGTGCTCTTTCATTTTGGCAGTCAACAACGCCGCTTTCTCCGCCTCATCAATCGAGTTGGCGTTGATGTAAATTGTGGTTGACTCGGTTATGTCGCGCGTCACGACCACCGTGTATTCTTTTATCATTATTCGTTTCGCTTTCTGTTGACGTTACGAGATTTTGCGTTTATGCGCTCGCTGACTGGGCCCATATATTCACTGCCGTTTGCGTCGACGCAACGCCAGCACATGCGATTGCCAATCCACGAGCTTTTGAATTTTTTATTACATCGCAAGCA